TGCAAAGGCCCGATCGTCGGTGTGCGCAGAATCTGGATCAGGGGCGGCCTGTACTACGACGCCGGATCGAGTGACCCGGGAACCATCCAGGCGAGCAATGCGGCGGCCGCAGGGTTCGCTGTCTACCTCGGCACCGATACGCAATCGCCAGATGCCCGCATGCAGGCCACTTTGGGAGCCGCAAATACCCCGGCCTGGCGTGGCCTGGCCTACATCGTCTTCAACGATCTGCAGCTGGCGCGCTACGGCAACAGCCTGATGGGCGCACAGGTGCGCGTCGAGTTGATCAAGGCAGGATCGATTGCCGACTATCCCACCACCATCCACGCCGCATCGATTCCGATCAAGCAGTGGAGCCGGCCCGCCTGGAACGGGGCCGTATTTTGCTCGATTGATTTGACACAGACGACGTCTGACAAAACCTGCCTCGTGTCTTCTGATAGCGTGACCTGGGTATCGTATGCTCTGCCCAGCGTTGCTCCGGATTCCAGCGACTGGCGCTATGTAGGCGCCAACGAGCGCACCGGCACGCTGATCGCCGTCAGATTTTGGAATCCTGAAAATCGCTGCGCCCGATCGGTCGATAACGGGAAAACCTGGTCATGGGTGAGTCTGCCGGTTTCCGGTCAGACCGCAGGAGTGACTTGCGGCAACGGTATCTGGGTCATATCTTCCACTTATAACGGGAGAATGCTGGTTTCTACTAATGACGGCATCGGCTGGACGTCCATCAGTTTGCCGCACGCGACGACGGATTATCGCAGCGAGCTGTACTGGTCCCAGACGTTTTCTCAGTTCTACGTCGCCTATTACACAGGTGCCGGCGTCAATAACCACATCGCCAGCTCTCCGGATGGGTCGTACTGGTCCTCTGTGGCGATTTACGCATCGCCCAACTGGGAGTTCTTTTCCGAGATCAACGGCACGCTCGTGCTGGGCAGCAATAACGGCGCCGCAGACGGCATCATGACTTCGGTGGACGGCTCCACATGGTCGAGGGTCACGAGCCCATATCCCTGCGGTTCTCTTGACGGGATCGAGTCAGACGGCGATGTGCTGCTATTCCTGGCCGGCAACAATTACTGGGTCACCTCCGACCTAGTGACATACACCGCCCTGACGATGACCTATTCCGGATCGGCGCTTTGGTCCGCGCCGCGCTGGAATGGAGCTGTTTTTTCTGCGCTATCCTTGGGGACAGAAGATCGCAGCATCACGATCGTCCGCCAGCTGCTCACGATCGTCACCGAGCTGCTGTCCGACGTGGTGTCCACCGAGTGCCTGCAATCCGGACTGCTCACCGCTGGCGACATCGACGTCACGGCGCTGAGTCAGTCGGTGCGCGGCTACCGCATCGGCAGCATTGGCGCGATTCGATCGGCCATCGAACCGCTGCAGGCGGCCTGGCCATTTGACGTCCGACAGCACGGCTACAAGATTCAGTTCGTCGCCCGCGGTGGGTCTTCAGTCGTCACGATTCCCGCATCCGACCTCGACGCGCGCGGCTCCGGAGATGCGCCAGGCGTGCAGATCACGACCAGCCGGGAGATGGACAGCCAGCTGCCTCGTCGCGTCACGGTGCAGCACCTGGACTCCGACCGCGAGTACAACACCGGAAGCCAGTACGCCGAGCGCCTGAACACCGCTGCGATCAACGCACAGCTTCTCGACCTGCCGATTGTGCTGACGTCGAACGAGGCGGCAGGAAAGGCCGAAGTGCTGCTCTACCTCTACTGGCTCGAACGGCACGACGTCTCGATCGTCCTGCCGCCTACCTACAGCCAGCTTGAGCCTGGCGATGTCGTCACGCTGGTGACTCCCGAGGGCAACGTCACCCTGCGCCTGGTCGCTGTCACCAACGACAGCGATGGCCGCGTCGAGTGCCGGGCCAAATATGCCAACGCAGCGATTTACACTCCGGCCGCGCTTGGCGCCGCGCCTGCCGTGACCGGCACGACCACGATATCTCCATCGAGCGCGTCGGTCTATGTCCTGCTTGATATCCCCGCCGTGCATTCTCTGCTCGAAACGCCAGGATACCTCGCCGCGATGTACGGTCGGCGATCTGGCTGGCCTGGCGGCGTGCTGATGCGCAGCGACGATTCCGGCTCGTCCTGGTCTGACGTGCAGGCATTTATCACTCCCGGCGCGACCGTGGGCCGTGCTGTGGACAGTCTCGGCGTTGTCGAAAGCCGCCTGATCGACAAGTCCGGACGCCTGACCGTCTCTCTAGCGCATGGATCGCTCTACAGCATCACCGAGCTGCAGATGCTGGCCGGCGGCAACTACTTTGCCTATGGCTCGCATGGCCGCTGGGAAATCATCGCCGCCCAGACCTGCACGCTGCTGGGCGATGCCACTTACGTGCTGACCGACCTCTTGCGCGGCCGCTACGGAACCGAGTGGGCCATGGGCCTGCATGCCGCGGACGACACCATCGTCCTGCTCGATACCGACGACCTGGCCGTGATTGGCATGAGCAGCGCACAGATCGGCCTGTCTCTGCTCTACCGCGGCATCACCGATCTGCAGGACATCAGCAGCGATACCGACTACGCCTTTGCCTACTCCGGAGTCAACCTTGAGTGCCTCAGCCCGGTCTATTTCCGCGGCTACCGGGACCCAGCAACGGGCGATTGGTCCTGCGACTGGATACGCCGCACGAGATCCGGGGGCGAGTGGCGGGATCGCGTCGACGCTTCGCTCGGCGAAACTGCGGAGGCATACGAGGTGGACTTCTTCATCGATGGTACGTACACCACCGTCAAGCGCACGCTTGCCGTAGCCACTGCCGCCTGTGTCTATACCGCAGCGCAGCAGGTCACCGATTTCGGCTACTCGCAAAGCCGCATCTACGCCAAGGTCTACCAGATGTCGTCCATTGCCGGTCGCGGATACCCTCTGGCAGGGTCTTCCGAAATCGGTCCTGTCGGCTCTAAATTCACCGCCCTGGCAGACATCACCTACCTGGATCGTCTGCCGCCTGCACTGCAGACGCTGGATGAAACCTTTCCTGCCGACACCGGATTTTCCAAGTACACCGAGAGTAGCGGCGGCACAACGTCGGTGGCATCGAGCAAATACACTATCACCCACGTCGGCGCGAAGAACGACATCGTCGTGAAGAACACCATCAGCTTCTCGGCGCCGGTGGTCTGGGTGGAGGCGGCCGCGGCCGTTACGACGACTGGCGCCACCGGCTACGACAACGGTGGCGTCGGAATCGTCAAGGATGCCAACAACTTCGTCTTTGCGTCGATGGACCGCCTCGCCAACACGGTGCGCCTGCAAATCAAGATCGGTGGTGCGAACACGTTCGTTGGCACAATCGCGCAGACCTGGGGCACGAGTTTCAAGCTGGCGCTGTCGCTCGTCGCAAATTCCGCGTGCGTATGGATCGACACGGGAAGTGGCTGGACGTACAAGCTCGGCGCCGATGTCTCTGGATACTACGATTTTCGGACGACGGGCAATCTGACCGGCTGGAATCCTGGCTTTACCATGGCCAATGGAGGCGGAAATTCGACGTGGGATTTTTCTGCCTTCAAGGCCGGAAGTTTTGGCGGCGTGGGAATGCGCGATCAGACGCTCGTCACCGATGAATACGCCGCGCCGTATTTCCCGTCCGCTGACACCATCCTGTTCTCGGCGACCATTGCCGATCCGCGCGGAATCGCCTACTGCGGTGTTTTCACGTTCAACTTGATGACCTACGCGCTGGCGCAGGTATCGGCGATCCTGGTGTCGCGGGGCGGAAAGACGTACAACGATCTGAGTGCCCACATCATCCGCTACGCCGGCGGCAATCGCCGCATGCTCATCAGCACCTGGGGAAACGGTTTCGGCGGATCGATACAGACGCTACACGAGTTATTCACCACGGGCGATGTCTTGTCCGGCGTGAATGTCGTCACGATGACCGCAATCACCCTGCCAGGGCAGACTGGCGCGAGCCCTGGCGCATACGATGCGATGATGGCCTGGGACGGGAGCCAGTGGCTGATTGCCTACACCCTGACCGAGGATACCTCCTTCTCCGGAAATCCGTTCTACCCAGCGCTTGCCACCTCCGCAGCGATGTCGTCGTTCTCTCTGGTCGCCAAAGACTCGACGACCGGCAGAGGATACGAGGGCACCAAGCTGATCAACGATTCCGGCGTGTTTTACGTCCTCGCTGGCGGGCCTGCCGGTACCGGCAACGCCTCGCGCGCCTACGATTCCGCAATGAGTTTCATCGGATCGCTGGATGCGACGTTTGCCGGTGGAGCAGATACTCAGCCGCATCCGATGATGTTTGCTCACGGGGGCGGCAGGAAGATTTTGACCTTTGACAATTCCCGCTTCGGCGGAGGTGGCTTCACGTGGGGCCACCTGAGACTCATGGGAGCCACCTGATGTCAGGCAGCACGAGCAATCTTGATCTGATCGCGCAATCGCAGTCCTCGAAGGAGGTCACGGCAAATGCGCTGTTCGACGCCGGCAGCCCGGCTACCCTGTTCGGCCGGCGCGCGTCGTTGTGCGCCGGACTCAATTGGTACTACTACGGTGGTGCGATGGTGGTTGACGGAGTACTGACGACGATCGCCAACAACGGCGCAGCTCTGGTGCTTTCGGCGAGCACGACCAACTACATCGAGTCCACGCGCGCCGGCGTAGTGTCGAAAAATACGACGGGCTTCACGGCTGGAAGCATTCCGCTTTACCTCGTTGTGACCGGCGCATCAACGGTCACCAGCTACACCGACAATCGCGCATGGGTGACGCCGCAGCACCTGACCAGCAAGGTCAGCGTTGCAGTCACCGGCGCCGACGTCACGCTAACGCAGGCACAGGCCGCAGCGCGCTACCTGACGACCACCGGCGTGCTGACCGGAAATAGAAACGTCATCGTGCCGAACGATTGGGAGGGAGTTGTCTACTGCAACAATACCGGCGC